ACTATTGCGATTGTGATGCCAATCGCCCATAAAAATTCCTGTGTCACACCCTTCCTCCTTTGCCTTGGCAATGTACCAATCCACAAAGTCTTCGCAATCTTGATTGTGTACACTACTATTGCTTTTTAATCCAAAGTGTATGTCTGTGAAACACGCTACTTTTTTAAACAAATTACTCACTAGACGTGTCCTCGTTGTGTCGTTTAAGTGCGGCCGCATGTTCTCCAGCGCCGGTTCTGCTGTAACTAGGGTTCATGCCATTTATTTCCAAAATGTCATCACGAATATTTTGGTTACGCTTCTCGATATTAATAACACGTACAAAACTATTTGTAACAGCCGCCGTGAAATACGCAAACGGGTTATCCGATTTACTTTCATCAAACTGTAATCCTATTTGTGTTAATTGCAAGATAGCTTGACCCTTCATTTCGTCGTTGTAAGTATAACCGCGAACGTTACCTCTTGTGGCATATCGCTCACACAATTTTAACATCATCCGGGCTAAAGTTGGAGTAATTTGGCCCGCATCTTTATCAAACTTGCCTTTGATCAAATCACCCTTCCAATGACTCTTGCCCACACATACTAGTTCGTCTTTGTCATCAAATTTCCAGTGTTGGAATGGAGGAAAGTTTACTTTGTCTCTATGATCAGCAAGTGTTTTTGGATTTTTCTTTCTGATACCGTTAAGTGGAATATGATCAAATGTCATGATCCTGAATACTAAATCGGTTTTTAACATTTTTTTGTAGTCTACTTCGCAGTCTGCTTGTTTGACTTTTTCACCAGCGCCTTTGCGCCTTTGGTATTCAGCATCGCCAATGCGTTTGGCCCTTGCACGTTTGGCTTCTGCTATAGTTCTGATATTGATCTTAGATATATCGGATAAAATCAAATCATATTGGTGATAAATTGGGTCTGTAAAACTGCAATATGAGCTTTTACTTCTATGTATTTCCAACAACATATCCTTGTTGTTTAGGTAATTAACTTTCACTGTCATTAGATGAGTCCTCGTAAGTTACATTATAAACTACGCACTTATTAAAGTCAAATAAATAATACACCAAAGAGGGATATTATTATGGGTTTATTTGATACAGGTGCCAGCCTTGCTTCAACATTAGGCAAATCTGCCAATGCAATAGGCGCAATTGGCAGCGCAGTAGGTACAGCTGGTCGATTGAGTTCTGCTATCTCTGCCGGATACAATGTTGGCGGCGTTGCCAGTGCGATTCGAGCAATAAACTTACCCGCCGCTGGAGAAGCAATTGGAGATGTCTTAGGAGCAGTGGCTGAATTTACAGACTCTGACAATGCAAATGATTGGCGGGTTAGATTAAGCATGGCCAAATGGACCAGTTTCAAAGGTAGTCCAGTGCTACAACCATTAAAAGATGCAGGCGGATTAATATTTCCTTACACTCCTAAAATTAACATTGCGTCAAAAGCAAACTACGGCACGATCCCAACTACTCACACAAACTACACATTTCAAAACTTTAAAAATAGTGATCCTGGATCGATAACTATTACAGCACCTATGTATGTTTCCGATGCCGCAGAAGGGTTGTACTGGATCGCAATGGTACACTATTTAAGAAGTCTAACCAAAATGTTTGCAGGAAATGATCCAAAAGCCGGCAATCCACCTCCCATTGTGTTTTTAAATGGATATGGAAATTATGTTTTTAAAAATGTTCCAGTGGTTGTGACATCTATGCAAGTGAGTTTAGAAAATACTTGTGATTATATCAGTGTACCAGTTGTTGGATCAGCGGCAGGCGAAATAGAAGGACTTGCTGATTCAATCAGTGGCACTGCCAGTGCATTAGGCGGATTATTCGGCGGCTCAGTTGCCAGTGTTGCCGGAGCAGTTGGTAGTATTGCCGGAGGCATAGGACAAGTTGCTGGCCTTGCAGGAAGTTTAGGGTTTGGCGGATCAGTCAGTGGTGGTATATCACATGTTCCAACAAAAAGTTCTTTTACCGTAACAGTACAACCAATCTACAGTAGAACTAGTAGTCGTAAATTCAGTCTTGATAGATTTGTATCAGGTGGATATCTTAACAGTCCTTTTGGATATATTTAAAATGGGTGCAACTTACAAAAATACAAGTCCGTGGTTTTCTACTCCTATTAAAAAAAACTATCTGGATGTTTTAAGAATTAGGACAGTTAGTGCTGAGCCCGATGACTTCTTATATGGGATAGAAAGTCAATACACTTACCGACCCGACTTGTTGGCGTTTGACTTGTATGGTGATCCTGCATTGTGGTGGGTGTTCATACAACGAAATCTTGATGTATTACAAGATCCAGTATTTGATTTTGTTCCTGGAAAAAACATATACATTCCAAAAAAATCAAGTCTGTTTAACATACTAGGATTATAATGAGTTTTCTTGACCAAGCAACAAGTGCAGTGGGCAAAGTGGCAAAAATTGCCGGAGTTGCAGTTGTGGCTTCTAAAGTAGTTTCTAGTTTAGGATCTGCTTCAGGCTTGTCATCTCTAGTTGATGCTGTATCAGGAGCTTTTAAATCTTTTAATACAATCTTCAAACAGCTGGACGGTGTGTCTTTACCCATGCCTAATCCGTTACATGCATATGCAAGTTATAATTATATTATAGGTTTAGGGGTATTAACAGACGACGAGCTAAACGACCCGGCCGCAAGTTACATGGGAGTATCTAGACCACGCTTGATTTGCAAATCTGCCGCAATGGATCCAAATAATCGTGTGGAAACTGTTTACGGAAAATTTGATTTCTTCATTGATGATTTAGTACTGGAAAGTCAAATAGGATTACAAGATGGTGAAAACACCAATGTCAGCAACATAACTTTCAAGGTAACTGAACCATACAGTATGGGCATGTTTTTAACGGCGTGCCAACAACTTGCACTTGAGCAAGGACACGATACTTGGCAAGAAGCACCATACATATTAAGTCTTGAGTTTCGAGGCAATACAGAAACTGGAAAATTGGTCAGCATTCCAAAAACTTCTCGTTATATTCCCATACTTATTAGCGACATAGATTTTACAGTCACTGATAAAGGTACAGTTTATGAAGTAAAAGCAATTCCGTTTGGCGGCATAGCACTTACTGACGCCAACAGCAATCTTACTAGCGATGTAACTGTTACTGGTGCAAGTGTACAACAGTTATTACAATCTGGAGAAAAAAGTTTACAGGTTGCACTTAATAAAAGACAAAAATTATTAGTTGATGCTGGTGTAATTGATGTAGCTGATGAATATCTTATACTATTTCCGCAAAATTTATCTTCAGAATCAACTAGTTCATCATTTGGAGATTCTGAAAATTTTGCCCCAGCAAGCGGCAGTACTGATGTTGCATCAAGCTCAACAGTGGAAAAATCATTGGGTGTTTCAAGAAATGGCCCAAACAATAATTTACAGCAAAGCGGCGACCAAGCCAACGAAATTGGCAAAGCATTACTGGATTTTGATAAAGACAGTGCAACCCGAGATGCGGTACCAGCCGGCAAAGACAGCGAAGTTTATGATAACAAATCAGGAACATTTTTCAAAGGCAAATTAACAATAGATCCAGGAAAAAGTGACTTCAAATTTTCACAAGACAGTGACATTGTTAATGCAATTAATCAAGTAATTTTAAAAAGCACATATATTAAAAAAACATTCGACGCACAAAATTTAACACCTGAAGGATACAGAAATTGGTGGAGGGTGGATGCTCAGGTGTATAACATTGGACCAACCAGAGCCAACACTGGCACCAAACCTAAATTATATGTGTATAGAGTTGTACCGTATAATGTACACTCCAGCAGATTAATGCCAGCAGGCAAGCGAGCACCGGGTTACGACAATTTAAAATTACAAGTTGTGAAAGAATACAACTATATCTATACAGGCGCCAACGTTGACATTTTAAAATTTGAAATAAAATACAATACTGGTTTTTCATATGAACTTGCCGCTGACGGATTACAACGAACACAAGACAGTGTTAAAGAAACAGCCGCTGGCGGCAGCAAAGACACTGAAAAAGAAATAGTTAATCCTATGCCACCCGGACAACTACCTACTCCAGGCACCACTTCAACGGTTATAAAATTTATAAAAACACTAACCGGAACCGACAAAGGCGGAGGTGGATCTGCAGATAGTCAAGCAACTCGTGCGGCGCGGCTGTTCCATGATGTGGTAACTAATAGCCAACAATCGATGATGGATTTAGATATGGAAATTATTGGAGATCCTTATTTTATTGTACAAAGCGGCCAAGGCAATTACACCGCATCGGCAACACAATACACTAATCTAAACGACGACGGCTCAGTAAATTATCAAAACGGTGAAGTTGACATAATTGTAAATTTTAGAACACCAGTAGACATTAATCAAACAAGCGGGCTATACAATTTTGGCGGCGGAGCTACTGCCTTAATGACACAGTGGAGCGGATTGTATTCTGTGACAGATGTCATAAGCACTTTTAGAGATGGTCAGTTCAAACAAACGTTGAAGGGCTTTAGAAGGCCATTGCAAGAATTGCTAGAAGAAGCAGGTGTAGCTGACACATATGGAACAACAAAAGATGCTCAACCAAAAGCAGAAGACGTGGCCACAGAGGAAGAATAATGGGTTCTGAAAATAATTTTAACTATGCGTCCACAGGATCACCTGATTCTAGGCCGGGACCGTTTCTTGCCACAGTAATTGGTCACCAAGACCCCACATACATGGGCACCATTGAAGTGGAGTTGTTAAGACCAACAGGCAACACCAGCGACGAAACTTCAATCCATCAAGTAAAATATATGAGTCCGTTTTACGGAGTTACTTCAGCAAGTCACCTTGGCGAAAACGATGACTATAGTAGCACACAAAAAAGTTATGGATGGTGGGCAGTACCTCCCGATGTAGGTACCACGGTTGTGGTAATTTTCATCGACGGCGATGCTCGTCGTGGTTACTGGATTGGTTGTGTACAAGATGAGGGCATGAATTTTATGGTGCCCGGTCTTGCGGCAACACAAAAAGTTGTTGAAGACGTAGAGTCTGATAATGCAGGTAATTATGGCAGAGTTCCAGTAGCAGAATACAATAAGAAAGTAAATGATTTAAAAGATCCCGACGTTACACAATTACTTAAACCTAAACATCCGTTGGCAGACGCTTTGGATCGTCAAGGTTTGTTGTTTGATGACATCAGAGGTATCACAACCAGCAGTGCCAGACGAGAAGTTCCAAGTATGGTGTTTGGTATCAGTACACCAGGCCCAGTTGATAAACGAGATGGTGCTCCCCGCGGCCGCATTGGAAAAAAAGAATGGAAAATTGACAATGCATTTGTTGGTAGACTTGGCGGCAGCACTTGGGTAATGGACGACGGCGACTCTAGATTTTTGCGAAAGAAACCAGCAAGCGAAGGCCCTCCAGAATATGCATCTTTAGAAGATGGCGATACTGATGGTGATGTAGAAATTCCACACAACGAATTAATTCGTATTAGAACTAGGACCGGACATCAGATACTGTTACACAACAGTGAAGATTTAATTTATATTACCAATGCTAGAGGAACAGCATGGATTGAATTGACCAGTGACGGTAAGATAGATGTTTATGCAAAAGATAGTATAAGTGTAAGAACAGAAAACGATTTAAATTTTTATGCTGATAGAGACATCAATATGGAAGCAGGCCGCAACTTTAATCTAAAAGTTGCGGAGCGCCATCAAACGGAAGTGGGGAAAGATAAAATTTGTATTGTAAATGGAAATGTTGCCATAAAAGTTGACGGTACACAGGACGAAACAATCACCGGAGCCCACACCCAATCATTTGAAGCAACATGGGATGTTACTACTGGTGAGCAGACCAATATAACTGTTGGAGCAGGATTTGATTTGAACACAAGTGACTCTAACAAATTAACATCTGGTGGAAATATGGAAATCGCCGCCGCTAACACTACAATATCTGGTGGAAATATTAATCTTAACGGTCCATCGGCCGCATCGGCTGGATCAGCTACTGCCGCAACAGTGCCAGAACCTTTAGAAACAATTGACAATCCTACAGAAATAGAAGGCGACACTATTACTAGTATCATGGCTCGTGTTCCTACTACTGAACCATATCCACATCATGAGAATTTAGATGGTTCTAAGTTTAAGCCAGACGCAACGGACAGAGAAGCAGTAACCGCTATAGAAGTTCCAACAGCTTGGAAAACATATTCAACGACTAACGATACATTTAAAATAATTCCGCCAGAAGCACCACCAGAGGAGCAACAACAATGAGTTCAAATGCAAAATTATATAAAAAAATAACTCTGCCCGCGGCGAGTCAACCTGATAATCTTGGCGAAAAAAAATACAAAGGATTTAGTACAGTTAACACTAATACAGAAAACTATAATCTTTACGACTTTGAGTTAATCAAACAAGATTTGTTTAATCATTTTTACACACGTCAGGGTGAGAGATTGATGCAACCAGATTTTGGAACAATTATTTGGGACTTGCTGTTTGAACCATTAACACCAGAAATAAAAAATCTAGTGTTAGAAAATATCAATCAAATAGTCAATTATGATCCGCGAGTAAAGGCAGAAAACGTTACAGTGACAGCGTATGATCAGGGCATACAGGTACAATGCACCTTGATATTTTTACCTTATAATATTTCGCAAACTTTACAGTTACGATTTGATCAAGCTAACGGTCTACTAATGCAGTAAAATACGCAGTTAATCTTTGAAAATAAATACAATACTAGGATAAAATATGAGCTCCATTGATAGACAAAATAACTTGCT